GGCATTGGAAACTGAATTGCGGCAGTTGTTTTTCCAACCCCAGCACCACCGTAAAATAATGCTTTCAATCTCTTTTCAATTGCCTCTGGTTTTTTTGCTCTTAACGCCATTTTTATTACTCCAGTAAAATATTTATATTATCGGATCCAAACAACGTCGCCGTGTTCTAAATCAAATTCCGCTCTATATCCTGCTTCGTTCATCTCTGCATTAAGAAAGAATTCACACCCAATTACCAACAATTCATTGATAGTATTTTTGTAATATTCTGTTAGGTTTTTACGGATTGTTTCTGCGAATTTAAGACGCGATTCTTTGTTATTATTCTTAAGCATCGCAAGCATTTCACAAAGAAAGTTGCTGTTGATTGACTCGTCTTTACCGTAGCAAGCCCACTCTATTTCACGGTCTATAGACTCTATATATAGTCCAAGCAGCTCGCTTTGCTCTTCCTCGGCAAGCATATCGAGAGTCAACTCGTAATGGTCTGCAACATATACAGCATATCCGTTTACTAGCTCATGAATATGACGATCAAGATTACTTTTATGGTGTGACACCCGATTTTCTCCTATAACTACACCCTTCATATCGAAGGGATCATCAATCCATGATGAATCTTGGTGTTGCTTTTGTTCTTTTAATTGATGTAAACTAATAACGTTCATTTTTTTATCTCCTAAAGATTTTTATTGAACACCTGAGGATATTGGGCGCAACCTTTATCCTCAAATCTTTTATTTCAATTAACTGCTTCTACAATTTCTTCAATTTCTTCGAACTTTTTAAGTAATTTTACTCTTGATTTTTCAACCAAATCTATTATTACATCTCCTAATGAACAATCATTAGTGAATGATGCTTTTTTTAATAAAACCCACGTTTCCTTAGGTACTCTAACTTGGAAAAACTTATCGCCTGTTTTATCTTCTTGTTTTTCTTTTTTAGCCATTTCATTTCCTTTTTTTAATTGTTTAATTTATTTATTAGAAATAGTAACACGCATTAAAAATTAACGCAACATTTTTTTATAAAATAATTAATATTTAAATAGGACTTTGCTATTTGTTGTTTATGAGATATTATAATGAGAGAAGTTTCGCAAATTTAGGATGGGATAGCAGCTAGACACTTCATGTTTCTGAGCTGCTTGAACATTTTAGAATACGCGCATGATTGTAATTCCGCCAAGAGTACCAATCGTGCTTTAGTTACACCGGACGCCTAGTTTGGCAATTACGGCTAGTGCGTCCATACACATTAGGCGATTATACCATGTATCATTCTATACGCAACATTTCTTTGCTCTATTATATTCCAAATTATACACTTCCCTTATGCACAAGATGTGCTTTATCTTTTAAAGGGAATTAAACATGACAGTACAAAAATACGTTGTAACTCAAGACGAGACAGGTTTTACACTCTTAAAGAACCATGTCTTGCAAAACTTTTGTGACGTTGAAGCCCTTGGATTGTGGGTATATCTTGCGAGTCTCCCTCCTAACTGGACTTTCTACAAGCAACAAATAGCCTCCCACTTTAAGATTGGCAGAGAGCGCTTAAATAGGCTCTTAAACGTCCTCTGTCAACACAATCTAATAGCCATAGAAAAAAGTAGAGATGCACAAGGCAGGTTTGTGCATATGTCTCTGCATGTGTGCAATATGCACGGATTTCAAATAAATGCACAGCCTCTACAACCCGCACAAACACTAGATTCTGAAGAAATCTGTGCACCAGTGACTGGAAACCCGTCGACGGCTAACCAGTCACTGGATACCGACACCTATAAAGATATAAGTAAAAAGAAACAACTTAAAAAAGAAATATTAAATAATATAAGTGCATCTGACGATGCACAGAATATCTCAGAACAGTCGTTTGATATTTTTTGGAATATTTATCCAATCAAGAAAAATAAGATTCGTTCTAAAAAAATATGGGAGCGTAAAAATCTTAATAGAATTGCCGAACTTATATGTCTAGACATAGCCAATAGAAAATCCACTGATGATTCATGGAAAGACGAAAGATTCATCCCCCATCCCTCTACTTACTTACTTAACGAACGATGGAATGACAGCATAAGTAAATTTGAGCAACCTAATAAGCCCACAAAAACATCCGGCGGCGATTCACTGTCTAAAATTTTCAAAAAGCACACAAATCAAGGAGGAACGTATGACCAGTTCGGTAACTCAGTTAACCCATAAGGTTGATAATGCTTATATAGCTAGGTTGTTTATGAAATTCAAAGGACGTTACAACACGCTTTGGACATCCAGAGCTAACAGCGAGGAAGAATGGGAATTTATTATTCAAGATTGGCATCAAGAACTCAGCAAGTTTTCTCTTGAAAACACTAGAACCGCCATTGAGAAAGCTTTGTCTATATACACAGACTTCCCACCAACATTGGGTCAAATTGTACAACTGTGCATGAAAGCTTCCGGCGTCCCGGATTCACGCGAAATTGTTAGATTAATGACGGCGCGTGATTTTAATCACCCGCTTGTTAAAATGCTATTTGATAAACTTGGAAGTTGGACAGTAAATAATTGCACAACAGATGATTTAGCAAGAAAAATAAAAGAACAATATAACGAATTGCGCGCAGAATTTCTTCTAGATACACGCGGGGCCTGGGAAGCTCTTAATGCTTTCAATGCCAAACCAAAAGAACTACCTGCGCCATCTAAAATACCCAGCACATCCGAGTCAAAAGCCTTTAAAGAGTGCATGTCTAAGTGCCAAGAAATTTTAAAAGGCAAAGGTGTGCGCAGCGCAAAAACCTATAAGCATTTTGATGAGGAGCAAATAAAACCATCATCAAAAAACTTTAATCCAGAAGTATATGAAGAATACAGGCAATATCTCCTATCAGTACCAGAAACAGAAACAATGACGCTGCCGCCTACATACGCTTACGTGCGCGCACGCTTTTTAAACGCAATTGAACAGCCCGCATTCCTCAAAAAGGCTGGATATAACCCTAACCCACAGGGTCAAGAACAAAATTCAACCAAGGGCTTTAATGGAGCTTTTAAAGCTGGTCATGCAAACTGGTCTGATAGAGAATGAATCGCGGGCTATGGATAGCTAGAAAGAATTATCTTTGTAACTTGATAAAAAAGGTTTCGGATGGATGCGGTGGCGATGATGTTGAGTCTTTAAGGCAGCATTGCCGCGAGGTTTTAGACACGCATCTTGACGAGAAAATAGAAGAGGCTATTTTTTGTTATGAAGAAGTAGCTAGTCAACTTAAATTTTTTAAAAGGAATTAAATTATGTTAAATAGAGCTCTGAGTGGTGTTGAAGCACAAAAGTTTGTAGCATGGTTAACGATGATAAAGGGATTTTTGCCAAAGAGTATGACAATTTCTGAAGCGCAAGAGATTTTTATGAGAAAGAGAAGTGAAGAGAAAAATGAAAAAAAAGACGAACGAAAAGCAGGTTAATATCAGAGATAAAGCTGGGATGCTAGAAATCTTAAAAGGATTACATGATGGGGCCAAGGATGGTCAAGCGATTAGCGATACCGAGCGAGAGCCAGGAACAAAGATGGCTGGTAAAGTGGCTAACTGTCCATCCAAAGCTTAAGGATTTCTTTTGTAAGAATACTAATGAGGGAAAACGAACGCCCGCGCAAACCTGGAATCTTAAGTTACTAGGTTTGCGTCCTGGTGTTAGTGACTTACTAATAGCTTTCCCTAGTAAAAGCGGTTGTTATGCAGGCCTGTGGCTGGAGGTTAAGCGTGCAATGCGATATCCTCCATCAGCCATGAAATCAGATACTTGGTTAGCGCAGGTAGAATGGGTAGAGCGCATGAAAACTGTGGGTTTCGATGCGCAATTTTGCTATGGATGGGTGCATGGTAAGGAAATTATTGAACGCTATTTACTTTCTTAAACATAGTATATTTATTGAAAATATTAAAATAAATAATTGCATTATTTGCGCAATATATTATTATATGTTATAAATTGATTATAAACTTTTCGTAAAGGATTACGATGCCGAATTTTAGCATTCTATCGCAACAAAAATTATTTACATGTCACTTAGATTTGCAGACATTATTCTTTGAGGTTATAAATCATTTTGATTGCACTATAATCGAGGGATTTCGTGATGAAGCAGACCAGAACAAGGCCTATGCATCTGGTAAATCAAGGCTTAAGTGGCCCTATGGCAAACACAATCAAAGCCCCTCAATGGCTGTAGATGTAGCTCCTTTCCCTGTGGATTGGGACAATGAGCAACGTTTCCTTGTGTTCGCAGGATTCGTCCTAGGCACCGCTAACTCTTTAAAAGCACAATGCAAGATGTCGCATTATGTGCGTTGGGGTGGTGCTTGGAATGGCTTAGATAAGCTAAATACTCCTGGAATGCTTAATGATTTTGTACATTTTGAATTGATGTAGTATTATACGATTATAAACACTAAAGGATTAGTGACTATGACAAAAGAAGCGCTTCTAAAAGGCGATCCCAATAACAACACGGGCAGGCCATCAAAATTCACACTTGAACGCTGTAACGATATTATATCCGCTATATCTCGACGCGTACCCTACGAAATTGCAGCCCTTGCAAACGGCATATCTGAAAGAACTTTATACTATTGGATGGAGCTCGGAGCCCAGCATATAGATGATGAAAAATCTTCAGATTATGCAACCTTTTTGCAGTCCATAAAGCGCGCAGAGATGCAAAAGGTCATGGAACACACAGATATGATTGCGGCTAAACCTGAGCGCTGGCAAGCAGATGCTTGGCTTCTAGAGAGGCGTTGGCAAAAATATTTTGGCTCTAATGCACTTCTCAATGAGGTCAATGAAAGACTAGACCGTCTTGAGAAAGGAATTGCTCTAAGTGAATAAGAAGCCATCAAAGAGTGCTGAACGTGACATATATGGAAAGCATGAGAAGCATTTGCATGAGCCAATTAAAAAGAAATTGAAGGTACCAAAACCAAAATGAGTGGCAATCCATTGGTGGTAGAAAAAAATGCGTCTCTATCCTCATATATTGACTTGTTGTGCGGATTTACTTCTGTTGAGCAGGAGAGGGATATGCTGATAGATAGATTAATAATTACAGTTACACCAAGAAAGTTTAGGGAAGACAAAGTTACCTTAGAAGACATAGCAACATTAGAATTTAACAAATAGGAGATAACAGCATGGGCGCTAAATACAACTCACAGAAACCTGACGGTTACGAATCCACACGCAACAATATCTATCTTGAGCGTGAAAGACTTCAGCAAATACGCACTTACAAAGAGGCTGGCGCATCCCGTAATCTTCCAGCACAAAGCAAAGAAAACTACGGCAAGAAAACTTATTAATAATCATTATAAGGATTAGTCATGAGTCTATTTAGCACGTTTATTCTTCCACTTCTTAAGAAAGAAGCCATTTCACTAGAGCCTAAAGTAGCTGAGTTCATCATTATACAACTACATAAAATAGCTATTGAAGTCATTGAATGGATTGAGACAAAGACGCATATTGATTTGGACTGTGACGGTGTCATTGGACATATAGATGACAATGAAGCCGTGCAAGATGACAAAGAACCCACAGAAGAGTAAGGAAATATAATGGCTACATTAACTACTGCAAAGCGTAAAAAGATACCTAAGTCCGAATTCGGTATGCCTGGAGAAAAAAAATATCCTATGCCTGACCGTTCTCATGCCGCAAATGCTAAATCTAGAGCAACGCAGATGGAGAAAAAGGGTAAGTTGTCAGCGTCTTCTAAAGCTAAGATTGATGCAAAGGCCAACAAAATACTTTCGAAGTAAGGGTAGTTATGACTGTCATACTTAATACGTGGATTGAGAAAGTAAAGAAGAAGAAAGCGGCTGAGACTGCGCCTTCTTATGAATCTTACTCAAAGAAAGATGACTTTGCACATCAGACACGTAAGCCTAAAGACCGCCATACTCCGTCGCTTAAAGTAACTATGACAAAAACTCTACGCGGCGTGAGAAAATAAATGCAATGCAGACAATGCAATTATCCTGATTCTCGTGTTGTTGATACCACCAAGGACGAGCGCACTAATCAGGTGTTTCGCAGGCGTGAATGCATTAAATGTGGTGGACGCTTTACTACTCAAGAGCATCTTAGAGAGACCTATACACGCTCTCCCTATAAGACCGTACCTCCTAAGAGGGTTCTTGAGAAATGACAATGAATGCTGCGTCAATCATGAAGCGTATAGATGCAATAGAAGAGTCTCGGCGTAAAAGTATTGAGAAGCAAATTACTGTTAACGACACAAGGATGACTATTCATGCAAGAAACCAAGAAAAGATTTATGTCCCGACTCGGACGGGTGATATTGCTCATCGCAGCGATAAGTTTGTGCGTGTCATTATGGGACCTTATGGCAGCGGCAAATCGACGTGGGCAGCTACAGAAATCGTTAGACGAGCATGTGGTATGCCCCGTTGGCATAATGGACGACGAAGATCTCGGTGGGGAATCGTACGGAACACAAGCGGAGAATTAAGCACAACAACCCTAGCAACTTGGTTGGCTTGGTTTGATGAACTCGGTGACATAAGGAAGAGGCAGAAGCCCATATTAACCTATGAACATACTTTTAATGATGGCTTTGGTGTTGTTGAGCTTGAGTTGCTATTCATCGCTTTAGATAGACCAGAGGATGTACGAAAGATTAAATCATTGGAGCTTACGGGCTGTTACATCAATGAGCTATCAGAAGTCCCCAATGCGGCCTTAGCACACATGAAGGGACGTGTTAATCGCTATCCATCTAAAGCATTTTGTCCGGAACCATATTGGTCAGGAATAATAGCTGATACCAATCCTCCCGAAGATGACCACTGGATTTTTAAAGACTTCGAAGAGAATACATACGAAGGCCACATACTTTTCAAACAACCACCAGGATTAATTAAAGATGATGATGATAAGTGGGTACGCAATCCTGGATGCGATAATTATTCTCATCTTCCCAATGACTATTATGAGAAGCTGGCGCAGGGTCAAAGCCAGGAGTTCATTAAGGTCTTTTGCCTTGGTGAATATGGAGCTGTGGGGTTTGGTAAGAGGGTTTACCCAGAGTTTAATCCAGACCTACATGCAGTTGAAACACTCACAGCTATCCAAGGCGATTTCCTTATTCTCGGTTGGGATTTTGGTCTTACTCCTGCCTGTGTTGTTATGCAGTTGTCACCTCGTGGACAGTTGTTAATACTAAAAGAATATATAGGTGATGGTATGGGCATTAGGACATTTGCAGACTCTATTGTAATCCCAGGCCTTCTTAAAGACTTTCCCTACTGTAAAGTAGGAGATCTGTCTATAGGTGACCCAGCAGGCAATGCTAGAAACGAAATTGTAGAAGAAATGTCGTGCATAGGTGAGTTAAACTCATTAGGTATACCAACGAGAGGAGCAAAAACAAATGACATCGATCCACGCCTTGGGAGCGTTAGGTATTTTCTTAATAAAATGGTTGATGGAAAGCCTGGTCTTATTCTCGATCGTAGGAATTGTCCATTTTTGTTTAAAGGCTTTGTTAAAGAATATGTATATGCCAGGGTGGCTGTCTCAGGTGAAGAACGCTATAAAGACAAACCTAACAAGAATATGGCAAGCCATCCAATGGACGCGCTAGGCTATGCCTGCCTTGAAATAGCAAGCGATAGAATTGCTAGTGACAAGATTGGCAATCAAAAGCATGTCGATATGTACAACCCAGTGATGAGGATATTTTAATGAAGAATGAGACTATTGAAGACGAATTAAGATTATTAAAAGTTGACTTCTCAACATTGCAAAGAACTACTAAAGAAAATATTGGTTATATGAATAAAGTCATTCAGGATATGGGAGCACAATTAGAGCATTTATATGCTAAGTTAGAATATAAAATACCATATCGTAAGAATTGTATAGAGTGTGATGGTAACGGGAAAGTCTTTACTCTACCTGGCGATGGAAATTCTGGCGAGTGCCATTATTGTCATGGTTTAGGTTTTAGGTATTTATGATAAAGGAGGATATTTTAAATGAAATATGTAGGTCATCCGAAGTTAATTACGAATTGCGATATTTTTTCACGGATTCCTCTGGAATTGGTTCCACCTGAGAGGATAGAGTTGCATGAATTCCAAAGATTATTTATTAGTCCCGCTTTAAAAGCTTTAATTGATGAAGCAGAAAAGAAATTATTAGAAGCAAAACTAGTAGGCGATCACTTTGTTAGATTTGAACTTATTGTTCATGCTCAAGAGATAGATAAAGAAGAGGCGTGTGAATGATGCCCGTGCGTTGCTGTTACTGTAGTAGATTTCATAAAGCCATCAATTCAAATCGCCGCTGTTTGGATTGTGAGGCAGAGTTTAAGATTGTTATTGAGAAAGTAATTAGTAAGTATGCTGTAGCTTTAAAGGGGCTTACAGATAGATAAGCATAGTATAAGTGATTGACAGGTAGCATCATGGATGATGATATAGAAATCGAAGAGCAGCAAATTATAACACATAGTCTATTGCATGATTTAAAAGACATCGTAATTGACTTGGAGAATATAAAAGACGACGGTGAATTGCTTAAACAACAATTTAAGAGTCTTATTAATCAACACGAGCATATTTGCAACATGTTAGATGATATAATTAATTCTCAAATAGAAAATTTTAGAATTCCGTATCGTTGCCCAGTTTGCAATGGGACAACTTTTCACGATGAGGGCGGGATATGCAGTGCATGCGATGGTCGCGGCATTGTGTGGTGTTAATGGAATAAATTTAATAAAAGGGAGATTATCATGTCAGAACAAAAACAAGTAACACTACTATTAAACTTTGCGGGAGAAGCTAATGCAGTCATTCCTAGAATGGGTAGATTGTATGCTCCAAATAACACATTAGCTGAAGTATCAGCAGCCGGATATCTGGATAATCTTTTAAAGACCCAGTCTATAAGCCTTCTATCTACAGACTTCGTGGCTGCAGTGGCATCAGATGGGCATCAATGGTACAAGCCAGTATTTACAAATGGCTCATGCCAATTAACAGTTTTACCTTAGGGATGCAAAAAGGTGAAGTGGATATTTTCTTCGTAGCATTATCAATTATTTTATTTATATTGGTAATTGTTCCTATGATTTTTAAATAATAGTTTTATAAACAAAAGAGGGGAAATAAACATGAAATTGCAAGATGCGCTAGAACTTTTACAGAAAGGCGACGCTATGTGTCGTGAGTCATGGTCAATTGAAGATGGCTACATAGTAATGATGTTAGGTATGAAACACGTGTGGAAGATTGTTTTGCAACCAGCACCTAATGCAGGAAACTATATTTTTTCACTAGAAGATATGCTATCCAGTGATTGGAGAAAATTTGCATTGCCGAAAGAAGAGATTGACGCAGGCAACGCAAAAGAAGCTTAAAATACTATTATAATACAGTATCAAAACGCGACTTTGACATGGAATTGTTGAAGTCGCTATTTAAAGAATAAGTAGTTAACCCACTGGACGGGGAAATATCATGGAAATGATTGCTAACGAATTGCCGATCGAAGACATTGACGAAATCAATGAGCGATTACAATATCAACTCGAAGATGCTGGTATTGATGAAGCTGAAGTACTCAAAAGTGCACGTGAAGATGTCGTACTATGGGATGGATACTTTGATGAGAACGTAGTGCGTGGCCGCGATGATATGAACTTCTTATTACGTGATCAGTGGTCAGCAGTAGAAAGATCGGAGTTCTCAAGACTTTTCAAACCCGCTATGACATATAACAAACTCTACGATCCGGTAAAGAAAATTGCAGGAGAGCAACGCAAGAATAAACCAGACTTAATGGTTCGCTCACTTACAGGTAAAGCAAGTCAAAAGCAGATTGATTTACGGGCAGACTTGGTACGCTCAATTTCTTATAAGAGTCAGAACGATTTAGTCTATCAAACTGCATTCAGATCATCATTAATGATGGGGTATGGGGCGTTTGAAATATGTCTTGATTACGAAAACCCTCTTTCATTTAATCAAACAATTAGATACGAATTAATACCAGACGCAAGCAGAACATCATTCGATCCCACGGCAATGAAGCCACATAAGGGGGATGGTAACTTTTGCTCAAGACAATATTTATATACAAAAGAAGAGTTTTATGCAACATATCCGCATGTAATGAATCCGGTAAGTTATTCAGACCCACGCTCTCTTTTAGATTTCCAATGGGAAACAAGAGACACTATTGTCGTATGTAAGTATACGCGCAAGGAATGGTACCCTATCAAGTTGTTGCTACTGTCTAATGGTGAGGCTCTAACTCAAGAAGAATGGGATGAACGACAAAAAGAATACAAGATAAAAGAGGAAATTGCTAAATCATCACAAGTAGTGGGAGATATTATTCGTAGGGACATCCCGAAAATTGTTGGGCAGCGAAATTCCAAGGATTATGTTATTAGACAATATATTCTTACACAAAACCAGATTATACAATTTACTGACTGGCCGTCTAAATATCTTCCTATAATTTTCGTTGACGGTGATTCTAACTACATTAATGGAAAACAATATACACGCTCCTTTATTCATGAAGCAAAAGATGCACAGAAGTTTATAAATTATGTAGGTTCAGAAATAGCAGCAGAGATAAAAAATCGTAGACGAGAACAATGGCTTGGAACACCGGACAACATACTAGGAAATGAACAAGTGTGGAGAAATCCAGAGCTACAAGCAGGCATCCTAACTGCAAAACCCGACCCAAAAACAGGTCAAATGCCACAAAAAATGCCTCCTTGGGAGTTGTCACAAACACTTTTACAACAATTTCAGCGTGGCTCTCAAGATATGCGTGAAATACTCGGTTTCTCTGAAAACGAAGCACTACAAGGTCATGATATGTCCGGTAAAGCTAGACGTGAGCGTAAACTTGAAGGCTCTATGTCTGCATATGTCTGGTTTGACAATCTCAATCAAGCAATTGAACAGGGCGGCAGAGTTGTAAATGATTTACTGCCAATTATTGCTGGTGATAATGAAAGAACTATGATTATATCCAAAGCGGATGGACGTTCAGAGCCTATTACATTAAACAAAATTGTAAGTCAAAATGAAGGCGCTGAACCAGTACGCGAGAATGTCTTAGATACTGATGACTATGATGTTGAAATTGACACAGGGCCAAGTTTTGCAGTGCAAAAAGATATAGCATTAGAATTCTTTCAGGAAACTATTCAAACAAATCCACAAACATTCCCACTCATAGCTGACCTTTGGGCTAAGAACCTTGACGTACAATATATGCCACAAATTGCTGCACGATTTAAAACTCTCGTTCCTCCGCAAATTATTGCAGAAGAGGAAGGAAAACCTATGCCTCCGCAACCACCAAACCCACAAGAACAGATGATGCAAGCTCAAATGCAACAACAACAACAAACAATGAAAATGAATGAGCAGAAAATGCAGATAGAAGAGCAGCAAATAATGGAGCGTGCAGAGGAACTTAAGATACGCAAACAAAAACATCTACTTGAACAAGCTGAAATGATAATGAAGTCACAAGAAATGGCTGATAAAAGAAATCTAGAAAGACAAAAGATGGGTCTTGAGAATCGCAGGATTGAGTTAGATTATGACAGAGCAGACCAAGACTTTTCAGCAAAACTAGCCCAAGTTTTATCTAGTGTACACAAAAATAATAAACAAGAAAAATAAACTTCTAAAATAGTGGGCCTAATAAGCCCGCTATCGAATTATTCTTATAAACCCTTATTAAACTATCAATTATTTTCTTAACCCCTATATATGGCGTTATATGGTGTTTGAATAACATTTACAATTAAGTATCGGGGAAAGGATTTCCCTAGGGTCTCAGGCCTACCGGATGGTCTAGGGCACGTAAGTGTCGGAATGGAGATATAAGATCATGGATGAAGATCAAAATGCTTTAGCTGAATCGGAAAGCGGTGATAATGAAGATGTTGAAAATGGCGGTGTAGGGCCAGGTGATGCCGAAGAACAAGGAGTTCAGGAAGGATCACAAGGACTTGCAAGCGAGGATGACCCCATTAGCGTAAAGAAGCGATTGGGTATGCAGGCCAAGAAACACGCCAGGGAAATGCGACAACTCCATGACCGCATTGCGCAAATGGAAATGTCACGAGGCGACAGCGCCAATCCTCAAACATCAACTTATCAAACCGATCCTTATAATTCCTCCACGGGGCAACCGCCTCCAACAGGAATGAATGAGGAACATCGCATACAACATGCAGTACGCATGGCTCTTGGAATGAGGGAAAATGAAGAGAGACAAGCTAGAGAGGCACAAAGCCACGCTCACGTTCAAAAGCAATATCAGCGATTAAACGATGAGTTTGACAGAGCATCTGACAAGTACGAGGATTTTGACGATGTCGTGAGAGAAGGCGATGCCCCTTTCACTGACGCTGTGCGGGATGCACTATTACTCGTTGAAAACCCTGCAGAAGTTGCGTACCGTTTAGGCAAAAATCGTTCTGAACTTCAAAGAATATCTAAACTCCATCCACTAGACCAGGCAAGAGAAGTGAATAAACTGTCTTTTTCACTACTTGGCAATAGTAATGGCAAATCCGCTTCCACTCGGACACAGCCACTAGGGTCAGTACGTGCAAATCCAGTCGCCTCTCAAGCAATCACAGGTAATACGCCAACTTCTGTTATCAGAGAGCGTATGAAGGCAGGTACATGGAAGTAATAGGGTTTTAACGATTAAAACCCACTGAGACCCTATTCTCCTATGTACCCATTTAACGGATTAAATGGAGACCAGGATGGCTAACCAATTTATTACTACTGACCTAGTCAGTAACACCGCATTAGCAATGTTTGCTAACAATGCACCTTTTGTAATGACAGCATCACGTATTTATCAAGATGACTTCGTATCCTCTGGATATAAAATCGGTGATACTTTGCAAGTTCGTAGACAAAATCACTTCATAGTTGGTGATGGTAGTGTTGCGACACCCCAAAACATTATAGAAACTGTTGAAACAATCGTAATCGAACATCAATATCATGCTTTGATTGCCTATACCATTCAAGATTTGTCTTTGCGTATTGAAGACTTTTCAAGACTGTTTATTGCTCCCGCAATTCAAGAAGTAATAACGCAGATGGAAAAGGATATTGCACAAGCCGCTGAACTAGAGCTTAACTTCTTCACAGGTACTGCAGGCGTAGCAATTAACTCTTTCACAACTGTAGATACCGCAGGTGCTAAGTTACTTGAGCAAGGTGTCAATATTGCTTCTGATGCTTACATGGCAATGACAGTGCGTGATGGTTCAAGTTTAAAAGGTGCGCTGCTTAATAACTTCACTCCTGTATTTAACGAGGACATCGTCAGAAGTTCTGCAATTGGCCATTTATCATATTTTGATATTTTCCAATCTCAGAATATTAAAAATCATATTGCTGGTGCAGGTCCAAGACTTCATTCATCAGACCCGCTCCTGGTTAATGGCGCTGTTTCTTCTGGAAACACCATTATTATGGATGGCGCTACAATCAGTATCACTGATTACTTTGTTGCAGGGGATGTTATCTCTATAGCTGGTGTTCAGTCTGTGAATCCTGTGGGACGCGCATCTACTGGGCAAGACATGCAGTTTGTTATTACTGCAAATGCTAGTTCTGATGGGTCAGGTAATATTACAGTCCTTGTGAGTCCAATTATCATTTCTGATACATTGAATCCTAATAGGAACGTGAGCAACGCTATACCTAATAACGCTCCAGTGACAATGGTTGGCACATACAACTGTAACGTTGCATACCCAAGTCGCGGACTAGATATAGTTTGTCCTCCACTTTACAAACTTCAAGTACCTTACTCTTCTGTAGCTGTTGACCCAGAGACTGGTCTATCACTTGCTGTAACGCAAACTGGTGACATTCTTGGGTACCAAAACTATATGCGTATTGACCTGTTGTGTGGATTTAAGTGGCATCCACAATATGCAGTTAAAGTATTGTCATAAGGAGGAGCGTCTAATGCTAACTTGTGTTTTTCATCCTATAGACGCGATGCGTGTTGTAGAAGAAGATGACGCCGCACGCTTGATAGCATCAGGCGTTTGGTTTGATTCTCCAGCTTTGGCGCAGAATTATCGCGTCAAGGTTGAGACTGATATCAAAAAGGAAAAGGCTTCTAAAAAGGCCAAAGACGAACTTAAGGAGAAATCCAAATGAAAGATAATAAAATGGTGCAATCAAACAATGCATTTGTAAAAAAAGAACAAGCAAAAATGAAAACTAGAATGGGTAATCGTCCTGGAGCGCCTAAGGCTATGCTGGAATTCAATGCTTTCATGAGCAATGACGGCGAAAAAGCCGAAGCTGCTGGTAGAAAACTTTGCATGGGCTTAGATGATGCATTCCCGTTGAAGTAATTGATTTAATCGGCATGCTGCAATAGTGTGCCGATTTTATTGTAATATTTCAAATTAAGGGGTAACCATGTCTCAAGTCGTTAAGACAGTAAATGAATTAATAACTAGCTCCCTTTACCTACTCGGTGAACTGGGGACTAATGAGACGCCCGATGCTTTTATGTTGTCAACTGGTTTAGAATTGACTAATGAAATTCTAGCCATGTTCGATTCAGATAGTATCTATATCCCGTATCTAACAACACTAGACTTTAATATGGTCGCAGGTCAGCGCACATACTCGCTTTCAGACATGGTCCCTGCTGACGTTGTATCTAGTCGTGTTGTTGATTTAAGCATGGCAAATTACACAGTCCCTAGTGCTGGACAAGGTATTATTTATCCACTCCAAATTATAAACAAAGCACAATATTACGGGGTAACACGACTTGACCCTTTGAATACTCGACCTGGATTTATATTTTTAGACAAGCAGGCGCAAGAATCGTTTATTACATTTTATCCCTCTCCAGACCAGCCATACCCTTGTACATTGCAAATAAAAGTAATGATTAATAGTGTGGTAGCTAATGGTAACTTAGGGCAAATGCCACCGTTCTATTACGGGATGCTTAAATTTACACTTAGCAGACGATTTTTAGCATATTACCCTTCTGGTAACTGGCCTCAACAAAATGAAGACACTTATCAAGATTACATGAGCATTATAAAGAATTCTAATGAGACCGACTTAACAATTAGGCCGTCTGCAATTATAGAAAGACCTCAGCCATTCTACTGGCAAAATATTTTGGCGTACTAATTATGGCAAATATTAATGCAAAAGATTATGACATAGTAGGAAGTTATGATAACCAACGTTTTAGTACTATTAGTGCTGAACGTACGGTTAATATGTTTGAATATCTTGATGCGAATGGTAAAAGACCAAAGTCTATGCTTCCCACAGCAGGTCTTGTAGATACTAATTTAGCATTTGGTTCTGAAACAGGCGGGGCTAGACAGACATTTGTTTATAGAGATGCTATTTATCAGGTTTTTGGGGCAACAGTATACAAAACTTCTGGAACAACGGGAAATCTTGTAAACAGTGTTGTTGAAAGAATAGGTACAAGTGCTGGATATGTTGGGATTGACGCAAATACATTTCAAGTTATTTTTGTAGATGGTGTCTCAGGATGGATTTATGACACAAATGCAAATACATTTGTGCAAATAACTGACACTGGTTTCCCAGGAATGCCATTAGATGTGTGTTATTTAGACGGTTTCTTTGTAGTAATACATGGTGGTACAAACCAATTTCAATTAAGTTCTTTAGAGCAGGGAATGGTTTGGAGTGGAGCAACAGCAACTTTCACAGCTTCTTCAACAACCGATATACTTACTTTAAGTGTTAGTAATGCTAATTTTGCAACAGGAGTGCCGATTGTTTTTAGTGGTGCTGGTACTCTTCCAGCCCCCTTGTTAGCTGGACCTCCTAAAACATATTATGCAATTCGAGTTGGAGGTCCTACAGATAATCCTGGAATGATTAAGGTCGCAGCCAGTTATGCAGATGCTATTGCTGGAATCGCTATAGATCTAACTACAAATGGAGCGCCTACAATTTCGGTTAGTGTTGTGGGACAAGTACAACAAGGTCAAGTTAACTCACATCCCGGAACAATCGTAGCATGTAGAACATTACACAGACGATTATTCTTTTTTTGTGAAAATTTTACAGAAGTCTGGGAAAATGCAGGGATAGGTACAAACTTACCGTTTAGGCGCAATAATTCACTCCTAATGGAGGTTGGAACGCCTGCAATTGGAAGTGTAGTTGTGGGATTGGATCGCATGTTTTTCCTGGCCCAGGATAGAGAAGGACTAGCAAGTGTTATGGAAGTTAGCGGAACACAAGCTATTCCAGTAAGTAATAGAGCATTAGACTATCAACTAGCACAATATGCATCAGATCCAGCAATCGGTGTAAGTGATGCCCGCGGGGTTTTAATTAAAGAAAACGGTCTAATATTTTATCGACTTAATTTTACAATTGCTAACCACACTTTTGTTTTAAATGTGTCTATGAGTACTCAAGAAGCGCCGAAATGGCATGAAGAAGAAATATTGAATGGTAATAGACATCCTGCACAGACACATGCATATTACAAAGGTGTTAATTACTATGGTGCATACAATGCAGCGAAGTTTTATAGCGTGGATGACCAGATTTCTACAAATGCAGGAGAGGCAATTAGACGCATGCGAATTGGTCATCAAATGTCCCCAGAAGGATATAATAGACTTAGGATTGATCGTTTTCAACTAGATGTGCTCCAAGGACAAGAGAATTTTTTAGATATTCAGTCTACATTTACAGCGGTAGCGGCTACAGACATAATTACATTAGCATCAAATGCAAATTTTTGGCAGACTGGAGAGCCTATAACAGTGGTTAGTAATGGCACACTCCCAGCCCCACTTGTAAAGAATACTACATATTACGTTATAAGATTAAATTCTTCTATTCCAGCAAAGATACAACTTGCAACTACAAAGCAGCGTGCTCTTGATGGAATGCCAATTGATATAACTACTGCAGGATCTGGTGTAAACACTATGTATTTACTAACCCGACTTACTGATCCTCAAATACCTGTAATATTTTTATCTATATCAAAAGACGGAGGCCAATCCTATGGATATAGAGCAAAGACACCAATGGGAGCGATTGGAGAGAGAACATTTAGAAGTGTTTGGCGTAAATTAGGAACAACACCTAGAGGCCAAGGCTACACACCAAAAATTGAGTTTTTTAATAAAACACCATTTGTAGTTCTAGGTGCTGCATGGGTTTTTGAAACATTACCGGAATAATATATGGCTAGGAACTTTGACAATTTTCCAACTTATGACCCGATAATAAAGGATGAAATATATTTAAGTGGCATTTGGTCTGATTTTATGGCCACTTTTGTTGAAACGTTGCAAGGTTATTTGACTCAAAATGGTATGAAAGCACCGCGTATTACCACTACACAAAGAGATGCGTTACAGAATTTAGAAAATGGATTTTTTATTTATAACACAACTTTAGAAAAGTTCCAGGGATATGAGAATGGGGCATGGGTTAATTTTGTATGATGCAAGGATGAATAATAATGGCTTATGATTCAAGTATGTTTACTAGTGGCCTTGGAGGCCTCTTAGGTGGACTGTTTGGTGATTCTGGTGGCGGATATGATGATGCAATGCAACAGTATCAAAAATATTTGCATATGGGACAGAATGCTCAACAACCCTATGCTAATGCAGGACAAGGGGCAATAGGAAACTACCAGAAATGGTTACAAGGGCAACAAGACCCAAGTAAATTTATGAATAATTTAATAGGTCAGTACAAACAAAGTCCTTATACATCCTACTTGCAACAACAAGCCCAAAATGCAGGAATAAATTCTGGTTCTGCTAGTGGATTAACTGGAAGTTCGGCTCTTGCACAGCAAATGCAGCAAAATGCTGGGAATATAGCACAGCAAGGTATGGATTCTTGGTTACAAAATGTCTTAGGAATCAATTCGCAATATGGACAGGGTCAGCAGAATTTAATATCAGGCGGTCAAAATGCAGCAAATTCTCTCTCCAATATGTATAGTCAAATGGGCGATAGAATGGGGGATGCTGCTTATGGAAGAAGAGCAGGGAAGCAAAATGATCTCTGGAATACGATAGGCGGCGGATTGTCTTCTCTAGCTGGCCTAGGTTTCTTATAAGGATATAAAATGGCTCTTCCACTACCACGTGTGATCCCAGATGTAGGCCCAGGAGGCGGTTTAGTGACTGCTATGAGAGGCATTAATGCATTAAGAGAAGATATATTAAAAAATAAATATTATGGGCCAAATATACAATCAGAAATTGACAACAGAAATGCAAGCACGCAAGGTATAAATATTAACAATGAATATTTGCCAGAAAAACTACGTCTTGCGAATGCTTTAGCTAATCTTCATAATAAATATTATGGGCCAAATATACAATCAGAAATTGACAACAGAAATGCAAGCACGCAAGGTATAAATATTAACAATGAATATTTGCCAGAAAAATTAAAACAATTAAATCAAATTCGCCAATTCGGTATAAACAATCCCCTTTTGCATATGCCGGGGGCAGCAGGACAAGTAGGCGCATTATCTTACATGCGTAATAATCCAAATCTCTTTGGTAATTCTATGAATTCACAGTCAGGAGAACAATATTTGCCAGGTAATGGAAATCCTCCTACCTCTTCTGGACAATCATCGAATAATTTATCTGATTTATTACAATCATCTATTGAAAACGAATTACGACCTAAAGGAAATTCTCCTACAAAAGAATTTAAAAATGCTCAGGCATTCCAAGATGCAAGTGATGGATTTGTACCGTTTACAAATAGAACTCAAACTATAAATAATGATGCTCAGAAGCAAAACTATATTACAGCTTTAAGATCAAGTGATTCTCATAAAGCAATAGAGGAACATCAAAGACAGTCTTTAGGAAGAAAACATTGGGATGGGCTAACACCGGATACTAAAGCACACTTAGTTGCAATTGGACAAGGAGCGGGTATACGAGGAGATCAGGTTGAGAAAGCAATAAGTTCAGGACAAGATTTTGATACTTTACTATATGATCATGGTTATAGTCCTGATAGTCCACCGGATCCAATCTATGAACTAACGAATGCAAATAGGAAAGCATTAAGCGAGCGCGAATATGCTAGCCGCGAAATAAAATATCTATCTAATTTTATAAATAAATCAACAGGGGATTATGCATATAAAGTAAAATCTTTTAGTCCAGAGCAGGTAAAAGATGCTTTATTAGGAAAAAATGATGAACAACAAGCTTCTTATTTAGCGGCGCGTGCACTTTCTCCTGAACTAATAAATTTAAGATTAGTATTGGGTGCTGCAAAACCAACAGTTCACGCAATAAAGGCAATGGGTGATAAATCAATGCTAAATAGTAAGATTTTTGAATCGCTCGTGAGTGGTAAAGTATGGCATAGGGCACAAGAAATTCAAGACGAGCAGTTGCAAAAAGCATTTTCTGCATCTAAAAAAGGTTATGGACAACCAAATAATAAAAGTATTGATAAATCAAAAAAACCTGATTTTAAGAAAATGACTGACGCTGAGCTTAGGAAATATATAGGTGAATAATGGATAATTATAAACAAGATGCCTATAAAGAACTTGCGAGACGAGAGCTCAGTAGAAGAAATGAAGAAAAAAAATCTTCTTTATTACAGAATGCAGCTGAAGATGTGAATCAATATATAAAAAAACCTGTGGAATCATTGGGTAGATCTGCAAGAGATTTTATTGGTGGAGGAATTCAGGGTTTAGCAAATATACCACCTAATTTATATAATTTAGGTGCTTGGGTCGCGAATAAATTAGGCGCAAACCTACCTAAAAGTCCTACATTGGATTTCGTGCCACATTCACCAAGCGCAGAAGTTGGTGATATAGCATCTTTCTTTGCTGGGCCAGGATTGATAAAATCTGGGGTTCAAATCCCAAGAGTAATTAGCGCAATAAACAGGCTTGAACAAATACCTCATGTTGCAAAAGCGCTAAAAAGTGCTTCTGATATATTTAGTAAATCTCCAACCTTAACAAATATAGGAACTAATTCAATATTAGGTGGGGCTTACTCACCTGATAATCCATTGGCAGGAATTGCTTTAGGAGGAGTTGGTGGAGTGGCTGGCGAAGGCGCTGGAAAACTTTATAAATATATTAAAGAATCTCCTAACATTTCAAAAGTACCAGCTAATATTTATAATGACACTAAGAATTCTTTGAAAAATAATGAATTATTACAAAATATATATAATAAATTTGATCCAAAAATGCATCAAAATCATATAGAAAACTTATTAAGTTCAGGTTCAAATAATTTTGCAGAAAATGGCAGGAACTTAGCTAGTGATTTAAGAAATGCTTATAATATGAGAAAAGAGGAGTCCTCCGTATTTTTTAATCATGTCATGAAAAACGCAGGTAATGAGCATATTTATGAACCAAGTAGAATGATTACTAGCACTCCTTTTGGTGGTGACAAAACTATTGGTAAACTAAAAAATTTAGATTTAGATGAGCCATATAAAATATTCCAAGAAAACCCTACATTATCCAATGCGCATCAATTACGACAACAAATTGGGTCTATGCAATCTAAATTAGAAAAAAACCCATTCAAAGATAAACAGCAAGATTTGGAGTTAGGAAAATTAAAATCTGGCTATTCACAATTAACAAATGACATGTACAAGTTTTTAGAAAAAAGAGATGCTTTAGGGAATCAACCATTATTACCTATGTTCCAACGTGGAATAGATTTACATCGCGAGAATGTGGCTCCTTTCTTAAAAAATGATTTAATAAGAGAAGCTACCCAAGAAGGCCATACAGATGTTAAAAACTTGCATTCGGCATTTGAATATCCATCCAACAAAATTAATAAAGAAGGGATAGAGAAGGTTGGGGATATTAATAAAATAATCCAAGATTTACCCACCGAATCAAAAAACAGGATTTTGTTTGGAGCAATAGGCGGTTCAAAACAAAATCCTGAAAAATTATTGAATAAATTGCTTACCATCAAAAGCAAAGGATACGAAAGTTATTTTACTCCAGAACTAAAGCATCATATATCTGAAATGCAGTCTAAATTGGGAAATAGAGCAAAAGTAAAAAAATATTCATCTGCGTTAGGGGCAGCAGGTATTGGATATGAGGGAATAAATCTTTTAAAGCATTTATTTTAATTGCTAATACCCCATACTAATAAAAAAAGACTTAATATAAATATAAATATATGAATCATGAAGATCTCTAGTGGTTTATAAAAGAACATTATAAGAGATTGGTTAAGTAAATAACAAGTATTATTTATATTTACAGAAATATATTAAAATGAATATATAATTTCACAAGGAATGTGATTATGACAACAGCCTATTTATTAGCGCCCATCCCAAAATGGGTTCTTATTGATAATGAAGGAGGAGTAGCGGGCGGCGCAAAACTCTATACTTATCGTTCTTTAAATAAGACAGAGCTAAAAACAGTTTTTCAGGATGCGGGAGGAACAATACCTTGGACAAATCCAATTGTTTTCGATTTGAATGGGACACAAGGCCCATTCTATTGGTCTGTAGATAGCGATAATCTGGATGATACTTATTACCTAGAAGCTTATGATTCGTCAGGAAATCCGCTATGGACAATAGACGACTATTTCCCTCCGGGGGAAGGTGGAGGGGGAGATACCATAACATTTATTCAGGGACTAAACTATATTACAAACAATCAATTTATTAATCATATTGATGATATGACAGGAAATATTGCCCCAAATAATTCATTGCCGACTAATTTGGTTATTGCGCCATCAAATCATAAAGGCTTCACACCTGCAACTATTGCGCCAGTGGTTGGGACTTATGGTGTTTTAGGGCCAGATATTAGGTTTGTTAAAAACAATACTAATGCTTCTGATAATGTATCTTTTCCAGTATTTCCATTGGCTAGTTATCCATTCACAGGGGGTATAACTCCTGTTGATTATGTAAGGTACCAATGCACAAATAGTCCTGCAAGCGAGATATATAAATCATTTCAATTTCCAATAACTCAAAAAGTTAAAAATCTTTCAAATACAACCATGAATTTTGGAATATGGGGAGCAGTTGCTTCAGTACCCACAGATATCAATATATATATATTGCAATATTTTGGATCAGGAGCCTCAGCTAGCGCAGAAGTTAGGACGCTTATAGGAACCATAAGTCTTACTACCACCTGGGATTGGAACGCTTTTAATTTCTCAGTGCCTTCAGTAGCAGGAAAATCTTTAGGAACTCCGGGACAAACAACAAATGATGATGCGGTCTATATACAGATTGACATGCCACTAGGAATTCCTTGCGATGTGTATTTCACAAAACCTGCATTATATTTAGGTTTAGTAGACCTCGAATTAGAATTTTCATCATATGACCAAATTGACTCTATTAACTCCACCCCAAGAACTGGAGAAATTAAATCTGGGTACTCTCCAGTAGCTCCTCTTGGTTGGTTGCTGATGAATGATACTTCAATTGGAAATGCGAGCTCTGGTGCTACTGGAAGGGCTAATCAAGATACTTTTCAGTTATATAAAACAATCTATGACAATGTTCCAGATAGCAGTGCACCAGTCTCGGGAGGAAGGACGGGAAGCGCTATAAATGACTTCATTGCACTTAAAACACTTACAATGCCGAGAGCTTTGGGCCGTGCTTTGGCTCAAGCAGGGGCAGGTTTAGGCTTGACGGCAGCTTTTAATGGGGAATGGACGGGATCTGATACTCACACTATAACGGCAAATGAGCTTCCGCCTCATACCCATCCCGTTGCAACAGGAGCGGCATCAGGTGCTGGAGCTGCAACAAGACTTGCATCAGGAACAGGGGCCGGAGTTACAGGAAGTAACTCAACAGCTAATACAGCAATCTCTCTTATACAGCCAACAACTTACATGTACTTTTACATAAAACTTTAACTAAGGAGCAATCATGGCAGTGCAATTATCAGTAATACCACCATTAGATCCAAATGCTTATACGGGGCCTACACGCGTTATGTCAGGTGTTGCGCGTACTGGAAATGTAACCCTAGATACATATTACGGCCCAAATGGGTCAGTTGAATTCGCTCGCTGGCTTTATATCGGTGTAGCTGGAGATGTCTCATATACAAAATGGGATGGCTCCGAACAGACTCTTGTCGGATTGGCTGCTGGTGTATGGCACCCAATGTTTTCTATGCGTATAAATAGTGCGGGTACATCAGCATCCGATTTGGTGTGGGGAAGTTAGCTAACTTAATAATATTAATAAACTTTTAAAAGGACTTGAAAATGACACTTAATATTTCACAAACTGTGTTCTCTCCCTGGTTAACACCTGTGCGTTTGGTATCTACATCAAATATCGCGGGTACTTATGCTAATGGGCCACAAAATAACGGAGTTGGAGCTACATTAACCATAGCCGCATCTTCATTAACTATTGATAGCGTATTATGTGAGATTGGGGATAGAGTATTGCTTCTTACCCAAACAACTACCTATCAACAAGGTATCTATGTTGTTAAAAGCATTGGATCTACTGTAATACTTGAGAGATCTGACGATCAACAAAGCATAGAGCAAATGAAGCCGGGCGAATATGTTTCAGTAGGCGCAGGCTCTGTTAATGCTGGGAACTTCTATACACTAATTGAGCCTATCCCCCAAGTAATCGGAGTAGATGCAATTACTTTTAGTGCAGATCCCTCAGCAGGTGGCGTTAGTTTTTCTGGCGGCGCTTCAACTGCTAATAGCCTAGCTGTATTCTCTGATACATCAGGAAATCTTAAGGCACCCACAACTACATCAACTTTTGGCCAAGCATTAAATGTTACCGGAGCCTTTAGCGCGACTGGTGCAATTACATCGTCTGCCGGGGATATAACAGCTGGCGCATCTGGTGCTGCACATAAGTTTATTTCTTTCCCTGCAACTGCTGGTAATGGTACTTTGATTCTTCAAGCTGTTAATGCTGGTGGGGCGTTCAACACTACTATTGCTAGTGGCACGATTGGGCAATCATCAGTAATTACAATTCCAGATCCTGGAACTGCTACAAGCAAATTCGTACTTCAAGATGGTAGCAATACTGCCCTTTCAGTATTGAATTTGAAATATGGTGCAACTCCTGTTGCTCAGGTAGATCCACAATCTTGTACTATTACTGCTGCTGCGGGCGCTGCAAATACAGCAACCGTAACAATTCAGTTAAAAGATGGCTCTGGAACAAACATGGCTAGAATTCTTCCATTCCGCGTTTATGCATCTTCTGCTGCTGATGGATTAACTCTTGCATCTGCTGCTTCTACCGGATTCTCGGTTGCTAGTGGTGGATTAAGTATAAACAATGGCGCTGCTATTACCACCCAAATATCATGTATGTCTAGTGCAACTGGTGGATGCGTTCTCAGCTTGTTAGATACTGGTAAGCAAACAAGTTATTTGGTGCTGGTTCTTTCTAACGGCGTCAAAATATCTGCTCAGTTATCTGCTGGCAGTTATGGTTAGTAGTTAATAGATAAAATAATAAAGGGGAGTGTTTTTTGCTCTCCTTTCTTTAAAAGGATTTAAAGATGCAAGGCGCATACGGTGGATTAATTTTCATTATAGCTTATGGGGTTTCAAATCCATCAGTCCGAGACTTGTTTTTATGGTTAGATGGAACACCATTTACGCTATTAAGCGGTGACCGATTAACATTATTGTAAAGGATTATAAGCATGGCTAATAAAAATATATTTAATGTTTATCAAGATAACCCTATCACCACAAACCAATCAGCAGACTTGATGTATTTTGGTCGTAGCCCTTATGGGACTAATGACGATGCAGCAATGATTTTCTCAGATTTCGCAGCGCAATTTGGAGCACCATTCACTCCTGCTGCACTTACAAGAATTAATGATTCAAATGTCACGGTAACACTTGGCGGATCACCTTCAACAGCATTATTACAAGCAACTTCTTTGACATTAGGATGGACAGGACAATTAAGCGTTCCTCGAGGGGGAACAGGTAATTCTACTTTCACCGCATATTCTGTAATTTGTGCAGGAACAACAGCTACAGGCACATTTCAGAATGTCGCGGGAGTCGGTACAGCAAATCAGGTTCTTGTGTCAAACGGTGCCGCTGCACTTCCCACCTGGCAATCAGTTCCGGGATTAACTCCAGCAGCACTTACAGAAACTGATGATACTAATGTAACTTTAACTCTCGGTGGAACACCAGCAACAGCACTTTTGCAAGCAACATCAATAACCGCTGGATGGACTGGAACCTTGGCAGTGGGAAGAGGTGGTTTAGGAATAGCAACCATTCCGTCAAACGGACAAATACCGATTGGAAACGGAACAAACTATACGGCGAATACAATCACAGCAGGAACAGGAGTAAATGTTAGTAATGGGGCTGGAACCATAACATTATCGACCGCATCTGCGGTGGCTACAAGTTTTGCTACAGATTCTGGAACAGCGACCCCATCAAGCGGAGTTTTAACAATCACAGGATCAACGACTGGTCTTACAACGACTGGCTCAGGCAGCACAGTTGGTATGACTGGAACATTAAATGCTGGTCACGGTGGCTCCGGATTATCTTCTCTAACAACCTATGCATTACTAACAGGCGGAACAACAGCAACCGGAAATTTCCAGCAAGTTGCAACGGGTACTTCCGGTCAAGTTTTGCAATCCGCTGGCGCAAGCGCTTTGCCAGCATACAGTACAGCAACATACCCATCGGCAGGCGGAACTACAGGAACAATCTTGCGTTCAAACGGCACCAATTGGGTAAACTCTACAGCAACATTCGCTGATACGTATGGAGCAAGTACCCTGTTATATTCAAATGGCGCAAATACAGTTACGGGATTAGCAACGGCTAATAGCGCTATGATTTTTACAAGTTCCACGGGGGTTCCTGCCTGGACAGGAAGCGCTACAAATGGTCAAGTTTTAATAGGAAGTTCTGGGGCAAGTCCAGCATTAGGAACAATAACCGCAGGCACCGGGATATCTGTCACAAATGGCGCAGGAAGCATTACAATCGCTTCCACTGGAGGCGGCCTTACTGTCACCACAATATCAGGGACAACACAGACTGCGGCAGTTAATAATTTATATATCGCATTAAACGCAGGCCAAACAACCGTTACCCTTCCTGCAACTTATGCGGTAGGAGACAGGATTTCATTAATAGGCGCTACTGCAAACACGGGAGGTTGGATTGTCACAGCTAATACGGGAGACACGGTGAGAGTCAACAATGGAACTACAACAGCCGGTGGTTCTGTGACAAGTTCTGCTGTTGCAGGTCAAACAATAGAATTAATTTGTGATGTAGCAAATACATCCTGGGTAATGATTGGCACAGCTAGTGTGACTCTAACAACATCATAAAGGGGATAATATGACTGTCATAAATTCTGTCGGAAATGCATTAACTGGTTCTACTGGAACCGGATTGTTTGTGGGAGCCACAAGTCCCACATTAGTTACACCAACGATTGGCGCCGCTACGGCAACAAACATTACTTTTAGTAACTATGCTACTGGAGGTATTATTGGAACAAGTACTAACGATAGCGCAGCATCTACTTATGTCGGTGAAGTGATAACTGCTACGAATAGTGGTGGAACTGCCGTCTCTGCGGGCGCTGCTACAAACGTCACATCAATTTCATTGACAGCAGGAGACTGGGACGTATTCGGGAATGTTGTTGGTACAGGTTCTGTAAACGTAACTTCTACATATTCCTGGATTAGCACAACCTCAACAACGCTTCCAGCAATACCATCTTATAACGTTGTTTCTGCTGCTGGTGCTGGTTACGGCGTACAGGCCCCTACATCTAGATTATCACTTTCTGGCACAACGACAGTTTATCTGGGAGGCCAAATTGGAGGTTCTGGTACCCTAACATTATATGGTAAAATATATGCGAGGCGTGCTAGATAATATAACATTGAGGAGAAAAGAAAATGAGTCTTTCATTAACCCCTACTGTACCTGCTTACTATCAAGATAGCGGAGCACCTGCTGCAAGTTATCTATCCATTTTAGTAGATATAGAGCTTGGTCAATTTTACTTAGATAATTCAAATGCTGATTTATATATTTGTACAGATAATAGTGATCAAAATGCATTGGTATGGAAATTGATTTTGGTTCAATCTTAAGTTATATGCATTATTGGCGTAATTAGTTCGTACCCTCGACTTTTACGCCTTTTCATAAGCTTTTCGATTGTCTTTTCCGCCTCTTCCTCTGAAATTCCGGATAAAGTTTTAAAACCACCACGGCTTGAAACGCAAGAACCCCAGCGGTAATCGATAATAATATTATAAGTTTCATTATGTTTGACTGTTATTTGATAAAATCTTTTTTTGATATGATTGAGCCACTGGTATGTTCGCATAGGTATTCAACATCTCATCTAAAGTTAATATAATTTGTGTGCATTCCTTTTCATCCATAAAGAAAGTTGGGTCTTGAACATCCAGTTCATAACCATCAACATAAAATCGCAAGTGATAATCCAGCCATAAAAAAGTGGCATAATACAAAATGATGATCTTAAGCACAAGAGATATTAATCAAATTTGAAGCGTTCTTTAATTCTATAAGATCGCCAATCCTAATTTTATTTATATCTTTTATCTTTTAAAGTCGGGTGCATCATCAAATATAATTGGCCCACATTCGCGGTTTGTGGAATACATTTCCTCAAACTCTTTTTTAGAGCAATTCTTCATATTAACTACATTAACTACCTTATTACAATTACAGCAAATTCGCTGAAATGGGTTAATTGTTTGAAATTGATGGTTGCATTTATCGCTCATTTATCTGCTCCATTGCTTTATATATGGTCGCCCTAGAAACGTTCATGTCCTTTGCAATGCTTCGTATGGATTGACAATTTTCTAGTTTGCCTTTGACAACCTCTCTAAATTTATTGTCAACTTTGTTAGGTCTACCTAAATGTTTTCCTGCCTTCTTTGCGGCATCTATTCCATCACGTTGACGACTTCTTATCATAGTTCGCTCAAACTCTGCGAAAGCACCCATCATCTGCAACATAAGAATGGACATCGCATCATTGTCACCTGTAAACACGAGGCCCTCTTTTAAAAACTTAACAATAACACCTTTGTCTTTAAGGATGACAAGTATGTTTTGCAAATCTCGAAGGTTCCTAGCGAGCCTATCAATACTGTCAATAACAAGAGTATCTCCCTTACGAACATACGCTATGCACTCTTTCAGTTTCTCGCGCTCTAAGTTACTTCCAGTAACTTTGTCTGTGAATTCCATATCTACTTTAATCCCTTGTAATTGTCTGGCTGTATTCTGTCCTTGTGATGATACACGTACATAGCCCACCGTCTGGTTGCTCATGGGTATTATTATTATCCTATAAAAATTTATTTTTATTTTAATAAATTACTAAATTAACCTTCAAACTCGTCTTGTGCTAATGAATGAATTTTATACGGTCTACATTTATCATTATCTGTACCTATTAATTCTTTAAGTTCTAAAATAAGAGAGTCAATTGTCACATAAAGATTCCTTGCCCCATTAACCACTAAATAATATATAGGGTCTTTATGAGTACTTAAAAAATCGATTGATATAACAAAACTTTTACCTGTTAAAATGTAGTATTCTTCAATAAGACTATGTGCAATTTTTATCTTTTCTATATCTATTTCCATTATTATTCCTTACCAAAATTTTAATATAAAATGAATTATCATATATATGATCGCTACTGGAGCAAATAAAATAAAAAGCACCACAATAGTTTCAAGCTTGTCGTATAAAAACGAATAAATACAATTATATATCTTATTATTTAGTCGTAATCTAACGTGGATTTTTCGCGCTTTAGTAAAAGTATTCATTTTAATTCCCGAAAAATAGATTTAAACCTAGATATAGATTTATACTTATTCCCAGACCATGACTCTGCCATTGATGCAGAACCACACGCTGACCAAGACCAATATCTGTAAGTAGGACGAAATGCAGAGCAATATGCAGAGTTAGAATTAGATCCAAATACTGAACCTATACTCCCTGTTTTAAGTGAGCTAATCATTTTGATACTCTGCAATAATCAGATCTGGATATAGATAATGACCTGCGCATAAATCCAGATATACCCCTAGAAAACGACATAGTCCAATGGTCAGATTCAGACCTATACTTAGGTTCAGAAAAAGACACAGACCAAGATCTAGACCAATATCCAGATTCTGATCCAGACCAAGACGAAGATCTAGGTAACGCTGAACTAACTTTAAGTGAGCTATTCATATTTATTCTCTAACATAATTAGATCTATATCTAGACAAAGACCTAGACCTAGACTTAGATAAAGAACCAGATTCAGACAAAAACATAGGCGGAGAAAAAGACTTAGACCAAGATATAGACCAATAACCAGACCTTGATCCACATCCAGATCTTTGTGCAAAAAAATTACAAGGTAATTCTGCTCGTGATTTTATACAGATACTCATATTGACTCTCTATGATAATTAGATCTAGACCCAGATTTAGACCCAGAGCTAGACCTAGATCTAGATCTAGAATTAGAGCTAAACTTAGAGCTATACCTAGACCAAGACCTAGACACAGACCTAGACACAGAACTAGACCTAGACCTAGACCTATACCAATATCCAGATTCTGATCCAGACCAAGACCAATACAAAGATCCATAAAACATTGCTCGCGCTTTTATAGCGTTATTCATTTTAATTTTCTCTCAAACATAGACCAAGGCCAAGACCTGGATCGGGACCAAGATCTATCCCTAGAAAAATTCCTGGAAAAATAACTAGTCCAAGAACCAGAAATAGACATATCTTTCGAACTAGACTTAGACCAACAAACAGAGCTAGGCCTAGCACAAGTTCTGTATCTAGACCAACACTTAGATCTAGAAAAAGACCCTGATATAGACTTAGACATAGACCACGATCTAGACTTAGACTTCCATGTAGTAATGCAAGCTGCATTCACAACTTTTGTAGAGTTATTCATCTTTATTTCCTATCATAATAAGATCTAGGTCTAGACTTAGACCTAACCAAAGACCCAGACAAAGACCCAGACCAAGATCGAGACAAAGATCTAGACCAACACCTAGGTATAGACCTAGACTTAGACAAAGATCTAGATATAGACCTAGGTGTGAATAACAGTATTAATATCTTTGAAGCAATAATCATATTGACCCTGTATCATAATCAGATATAGATCTAGATAAAGAACTAGACCTAGACCAAGCCCCAGAACCAGACCAAGACCCAGATCCACACCAAGAAATAGACCTAGACCTAGAAAAAGATCTATCCATAGAAACCATTCCTATTGCCCTTGAACAAACAATCATTTTGATTTATCAGGCAATGAATGAGACCATACAGTTGCGTCAACAATAGAATCTCTATTTACAATTACGTCATTAGGAAAAACTTCTACTTCGTCAAGTGTTCCTTTTTCAAGAGCTACATGAAATCTACCACTATCCGCAACCCAGGAAGCATTTGACAACAGCAGCTCTTTGTCAGTGATCTTTTCTAACCTACCGACGAGATGCATTGTGACTGTTCGTATGAAATATTTTTCATTCAAAACCCATAGCGAATTGTCGGAATTTCCTTTTGCAGAAAATACACTAGCTAACTTCATTAGTTCACTTACTTTTAAATCTTCCAATTTTTTCCCCTTTTTTAAGATAACTTGCTGTTAGTTCTTTCGAAATATTAAGCATTATAAAAATTCGCGCACTTCTTGCAATATTGAATTAAAATAACTTTATACTTGTCACCGTTTTTTTTCACCATGGGCCAATCGAAAGCTTTCTCATGCTGGCATTTATTTTTTTTTTCAAAAGGCTCATACTCACTATCGCTTTTATAATCATGAAATTTATTAAACTTTAAGAAGATGCCCATATAATTAATCCTGTCTTAATCAATATAATATTCTCCGCAGTTTTTGCATTTATATTCTGCTTGAAGCTCTATATGGCGTCCATCTGGAACATGATTACAATATACTTTAATCATAGTTTCAATTTTACCAATTAGATTATTGAGCTCATCCAAAGTTTGAATATTTTTGCAATCTACTGGACTATTCATTACACAAAATCTTAATTTATTAAGTTCATCTATATTTAAATAAGTCATATTTTAATCTCCATATCTACTAATATACATACCTTATTATACATTGTCAATAAAGGTATCGAAAATAATTTATTACATCCCTACTTTTGACTTTATAAAGAATGTAAGTAAGGTACACCTTAAAACCATCCCTCATGAGTAGGATTCAGCTTTTTACATCGGGTACAAAAAAACTTGTCTGGCATACGTTGTTCATATAAAGGCTCATACCCGCCAAACTTGTGACCCAATAAAAAACAAAGGAATCGTTCAATCATGTTGCTGAACTTTTTCATTATCATTCTGCGTCTCCGTTGGTTCACCATAAAAATATGCGTACCTTATTTACATTGTGGGCCAATCTTATTATATCCATATGAAATACCTTCCGGCCCCTTGTTATTATTAATATTCGAGCAAGTCTAAATATTTCTTTCTTGCATCTATTAACCCTTTTAAGTATCCATCTTCCCAGTCAGTGTTATACATATGAGATATTTGTCTGCTTACAGTTTCATTCATCCAATGCAGGAACACATCTCCTTTTGCCGGACAAAATTTAATAGCATGCCTATCTGTTGCAACTTTTGAAATTTCATCTCTTGTTATTTGTCCTCTTGCATACATTGATCTTGCATACTCTTCGCACTCTTTACATGCATTCATGATGGAATCCTTATATTAGGTCGTCAATAATCCAGTCTGTGGCAGAAAATGCTTCGAATGACGGGATAAATGGGAATGCTTCCATCATATGTATAACAAGACGTCCTGTGTTTTTATCAAGAAATATAAAAGAGCGATCCCAATCCTTCATTGCTGCTTTTTTATCTTTTTGCAAGAACGGGATTATTTCACAAAAATTGTACTCAGTTGTATTATCCCCTTCGATGATCCAACCGTTTGAAACCATGATTCCTTCGTCATAAGTATATTCTCTTAGTCTCGGCTGGAATGATGTCACATTTCCATCTTGATAAAAAAAATACAGGCTCCCTTTCCAAGAATCCCTCGTTACTGGTACTCCGGATTTCAGCAAATCCATTGCTTCGCAAAAGTTCATTTATATATCCCTGTTAATAAGTAGGTAAGTCAAAGTCGGTATTAAACTTTGTAGACTCATTGTTATGTTGTGTGGTTTGTGTTGATTTGCTTAACTCAGCGAGTGGCGACGATCTTTTTACATACTCACTAATTTTATTCTTGTCCGGATATTTGCTACCTATTGGCTTTCCATTAAGCTTTCCTTCTGGAATTTCTTTCCCGTCTTCTACTTTAATTTCTACTACTACGCGCTTGTCCACGGCAATTTTAGAGCACAGAGTTCCTTTCAAGTAATCTTCTGTTATTCCCGCAGAATCTGAGAAATGAACTACTTTCCACATCATGTTTTTTGTGAATACTAGGAAGTCCCTTATTTCATGCGCTTTTCCGTTGTCATCATAGACAGTCACCAAGATGTCCATCATTGGGTTTCCGCTGGAAGATTTAGTATCTAAGGATGATGTTACAACACCTTCGTAAATCCCCTCTTTCATTAGTTGAAAACGTTCTGCCATAGCCTCTTGCTCTGTCAATACTTCATATGAAAATCCCATTTTATATTTCTCCTTTAGTTAAAATTTTATTTATCATGATTAGATTATTTTATTCACAACAACCGCATCCGTATTCGGACCCCATTGCACATGCATCTCCAGATCCCCATCCAAATCCTGAGTCGTATCCGAATCCAGAGCAGCTGCGATCAAGCCCATGCCCGTTTCCATGATATGTTCCGCTACATGATCCAATTCCGGATCCATCTCCGAATCCATTTTCATAACCATCCATAATTCCATCTTCTATCCCATCTCCAGATCCATTTCCAGAGCCTGATGCATTACCTGATCCGTTATGTTTTCGGTAATTGCTTTCATAAACATAATCAATACGGTAATTTTTTTCGTAATCTTCATCATCCTCTTCTACTATGTACATTACATAATCCTATATATATTGTCTTCACCGCATGCATATCCATATCCTTTGAAGCCTCCTTCTCCAGAATAGTTACTAATACCGCGACCCTCACCCGTACCATCACCTGATCCGTGCCCTGACCCTTCATGGAATCCTAAAAATATTTCTCCTGAATAATCACCTAAACCTCTTCCATCTTCAGAACCACATCCCGAGACATTTCCGCCGCCAAATCCTGAAACATTTCCGCCTCCTAATCCAAAATCTACTGTTTCCATATAGCCACACTAGCGATAGATACTCGCGCTTCTTCTGTAGCATTTATTATTTCAATGGCACCTAACAATTTGATTTTTTCTACTTCGCAAGGAAATTTGCAGTTTTCAGGTCTTTTTACACCCTCCATTGCCAGCTGGCTTAATGATGATGCACCATCCCAGTACCACAATCTTCTGGCGTCAGTTAAGTTAACTTCTGTGCAGTCTTTTCCATAAGACTCTAGATATCCCGCAAAACAACCAGCAGAGTAAGTGCGCACTATTACGTATTGTTTTGAATCAGTGGATTCTTTTTTTATATATGTCTCGCCATTAACTACTATTTTATTTTTATTCATTTTATATCCTTTGTTGATTTATGATTTCAGGTCAATAATTTCCCGCATGGTTTTAATTAAATCTGCATCCATACGCATTAGCCTTAAAAGACCTTGGGTAAATTCCCGCAATTCTTCAACTTCAAGTTCTTCTATATTAATGTCTAAGTCCATTATTCCCCCTGAATTTTAGATTTAAGATGGTCGATACATTTTTCAATGGCATCTCTTGGCATTTCTTCCCATTTTTCAGATCCCGCCTTATCAAGCCATTTTTTATAGATTTCTTCCGGTACTTTAATTAAGTCAATCAATCTTATAACTTCCTTCACTTGCTCTTCACCTGCAAGCTCTTGCGCTATTGCGTCTCTTTCTAATACGTCCTTTCCATAGTATTTTGCTATAGCACCATAAGAAAATGGGAAGGGGTCAGAATTAGCAAATGATTCAATTCTTGATTTTTTAACTAATGCAATTCTATCCTTTCCTCTTCTTTGTATTTCAAGAACCAAATCAAAAACAAAATCCAGTTTTTTGTAACAGTCAAACGTGTCTCCTATTATTGCCATGTTTTGACCATAAAGAGCCTTAGAATGAGCAGTAATTATGACGTTCATATCCAAACGATATAAAAGATTTATTAAATGCTCTATCTTTTTGTTTGCCGCAGAATAATGCCGACCGAAATCAGTACCATGTTTAATTGCTGATTTATCAATTAGGTCATTATATAAAGTAGTTAATGGGTCAATGATGAGCGTTTTGTACCCATGTTTTTCAGTTAACAATGCAGTCACTTCTTTAACAAGTTCATCAAAGTCTGATGTTTGAAAGATGACACCTCCAGCCTTATTTAGTAGTTTAGTGTATTGGTCATTCTCAGCCCCACGCTCCGTATCAATAAGATAGGGCATTGGAAACTGAATTGCGGCAGTTGTTTTTCCAACCCCAGCACCACCGTAAAATAATGCTTTCAATCTCTTTTCAATTGCCTCTGGTTTTTTTGCTCTTAACGCCATTTTTATTACTCCAGTAGAATATTTATATTATC